GCACCGAGGAGTCCACCAAACGTGCTGGCCGCGAGCGACACGGCCTTCCCAAACACAAACAGCCCAGCCCCGGCGGCCGTGAAGATCCCGATGCCCTTTGCAACCTGCCCAACCAGCTGCTGATTCGCCGACACGAACTTGGAAAACCCGTCGATCAACGGCTGGATAGCCTGGGCCATGCTCATCATCGCCGGCCCGACCGCATCGCTCACGGCAATCGCGAGCCGCTCAAACGCTGCCATCAGCCGTTGAGCAGCCCCGGATAGGCCGCTTTGCATGGCGGCGAACTTGTCGCCCACTGACATGGCCCCAGCCATGCCGTTCTGCATCGCCTGAAAACCTTGGACACCAGCCTGCGTCAGCACTGCCGCGGCACGGATGGCGTCCTGCCCAAAGATGCGGCGGAAGATGTCGTCCTTCGCCGCCTGGTCCATGCCATCCATTGCCGTGGTCAGCGTGCGGATCATCTCGACCATCGGCTTCATCGTGCCGTCGGCATTGCGGAACGACAGCGTCGAGAGCCCGATTTGCTGCAGTGCCACTGCGGCATCGTCGGCCGGGGCCATGAGCCGCAGAAGCATCGTCTTGAGCGACGTGCCGGCGTCGGAGCCCTTGACGCCCGCATTGGCCAGCACTGCCAGGGCAGCGGCCGTGTCGCCGATGGACTGATTCGCCAAGCCGGCGACCGCCGACACCTGAGAGAACGCCAGAGCGATGCCTTCGATGCTTGTGCTGGAGGCGTCGGCCGCAGCCGACAGCGTGTTGGCGGCCGTATCGCCGCTTACCTTGAACACGTTCATGGCGTCAGCCATGACGACGGCCGCATCAGCGACGGCCATGCCGCCGACCTTGGCAAATGCGATGGCTGCCTTGCCGGCACCGCCGAGCACCTGCTCAACGCTCATGCCAGCCTTCAGGAGCTCGAGGAACCCGCTGGCTGCCTCGGTGGGGCCGACGCCGAGCGACTGCGACATCGCCAGCGCGGCCTGCTTGATCTGGTCCATCTCGCCGGCGGTCGCGCCAGTGGACGCGCGGACGTTAAGCAACACGTCCTGGAACCGGGAGCCGGCCATGACGGCCGCGCCGAATGGAGCCGCCAACCCGACGCCAATGCCCATCATCTGGCGGCCGACAGACGAGAACGCCGTTCCCATCTTGCCGACCTGGCGCTGCGCACTCGCCAACGTGGCAAACAGCTTGCGCGGGTCGCCGCCGATCTCAACGTACGCTTCGCCGGCCTTGACCTTGCTCACGACGTGCTTACCTCATGCCAATTCGGCCCGAACAGCTTGGCGATTTCTTCCGGCGTCGCCTGCCGTGCCGGCTTCTTTTTGGCGAACGGGTGAAACTTGCTCGGGTCGTGTGCTGGCTTGTGTTTCTCTCGGTGGATGTTGGCGAGCGTTGCGATCAGATTGGCGGTGTGCCACCAATCGTTCTCTAGGCGGCCTTGGCGGGCGGCGACGAGCTGTCGGAGGGTCCACTTGCCGGGATGGACTCCGAGGATTCCGGCGGCCTCCCAGACGGCGTCCCAGACAGAGGCGGCGCTTTCATTGCCTCCAGCCCGGCCTTTGCCTGATCGAGCATCTCGGCCGCGACCTCGTCCATCTTGGCTGCGAGCAGGCCGATCATCGTTCGCAGCCGCAGGGGGAAAAAATCGACAAGCTCCTGCTCAAGCGCTTTCGCGGCAGCCTCCAGCGAATCGCCACGGAAGCCGTCGAGGAACTGCTCCTTCGTCATTTTCCGCTCTTCCGCTTGGCGGATGAGCATGGCGTAGAGCACCTCGCCAATCTTGGCGAACTGCCCCCGCAGCACCTGGAACGTCTGAGCGATTGTGCCCACGTCCACCAGGTCGAACGGAACCGGCTTGCGGTTGCCGGTTGGCCTGCCGTCCGCGTCGGTTTCGTCCACGTCCACGGTGACCATGTCACGCACACGGAGCGCCGCGCTGACTGTTAGCGCCAGACGCCACGGCCGGCCTTCCTCATCCTTGAACTCGCGCATGCGTTACCTCAATGCCTCAACAGTAAGACGCGCCTCAACAGTAAATGTCGCGACGCCGTCAACCGGACACGATTCGCCCACGCCAGTTACAACCGCCGGAAATGACCAGCCGCCCGAGCCACCGAACACCTGAATGCTGGTGCCGGCATCCAATGCGGTGATTAGTCCGACCGCATCGTTGCTGTCGAGGAACTCGATCGACACGCTGGCCTCGTACCCGGTCGAATAGACGGCTGCCAGGCGAGTGCCGAACTCATGCACGTCGATCGTGCGGGCTGTCTTGGATAGCGTGACGTTGCGAGCACTGGCGACGTTGCCGCCGGCCGAGACCATGCAGTCTTTGCCGAGCGTAATCTTCACGGGATCAGCCCTCCCGTGCGGTGATCGTGTACGTCACGGCTCCGTCAATTCCGATGTTCTCCGTGACGCCCATGACCAGGAAGCTGCTAGTCGGCGTGTTGCTGGCCAGGGCAGCAATCGTGCCGGTCGCGTCGTGGCACTCGATCTCCCACATCTTGGAGGTGAATCCAGCCATGTAGGCGCGGTAGCCGGCAGCACCAGTTGCGCCGCCCTCGTTGCCGCGGTTCGTCACGTCGATGACTTCGCACTCTTCCGTGTACGTCGCCGAGATGATGTCGGTGCCGAACGGAGGTGCCGAGCCGTCTTTGCCGAGCACAATCGCCATGTGCGTAATTCCTTCGGTTAGCTTTGAATTGCCCGAGAAGCGGAAACCGTCCAGGTCTGAATGCCGTCAATCGGATCGGCCTTGGCCACGCTGGTGACGACGTAATCAACGTTGCCAGTGCTCGTGCCGCCGAGCTGGAACGTGTCGCCGGCCTCTACGCCTGGGTCGTCCACGCATTCGACCTCGACGGTCTGCTCGATCAGCGCCTTGCGGAACTTCCGCGACGTGTCGCCGAACTTGGTCACGTCGATTTCAGCGGCCGAATTGTTGACTGTGACGCTGCGGGCGTTGGTAATGCCCGTGATGGTCACGTCTTTGCCGAGAGTCACCGCCATGCGAGTGTGCTCCGTGTGCGGGGTGTGCCGTCAGGGTACGGCGACCGCAGGGGGCATCCGCAGGGGGTGTGGCGTCAGGGTCCGGTGATCGTGTTCCGGTACCGCTCGGGGATTTTCGGCAGGGCCTTGGCGAGACCCTTGGCCATGTATCCGCGGCCCTTCACGGTGCGGGTGAAGGAGTAGATGCCGGCCTGTTGGATGCGTGTGCCACGGATTCTCGGCCGGCTGTTTTGCAGGCGACCGTAGATCACGTTCTTGCGCCTGCCTGGCGGGTTCCTCCGCACCGGCACGAAGTAGTGCGTCGTCGTGCCGCCCTTTTCCAGCAACACGTTGATGCGCGGGGTCATGGTGTCGGATGCGGGCCCCACAGCCACCGACTGGCTTCGGTACGAATAATCAGATTGTATGGCTTGCCGCAGCCGGCCCTTGGGATTGCGCGGCGTTCGCCAGCTGGTCACCACGTCGGCCTTTGGCACCTTGTCCACCAAGGCCACCAATTCAAAGCCTGCACGGCTGGCAATCTTCCATTGCCGCGGCGTCTTTGGGCTGCGTGAACTCATGCCTTTCTGCACGATCCTGCGAACGTCCATTCCGGCCCGCTGCAGCGCCTTGGCGTTGGCTTCGCCAATCTTCCTGCGCAGCTTCTTCGTGTCCCACTGAAACTTGCTTTTCAGCTTGACATCGAACGACCACCCGCCGCCCGGCAGGGGCGTGAACGAACCGCCACGCAGCAGCTGCCCCAGCGACGCCATCAGCGGAATGTCCGGTAGGTCACGTTGATAAACGCCCGCCAGATGTTGCGGTCCTGCACTGCCTCGTCGGGGTTAAGCTGAATCTCGATCGCTTGCGGGCTCGTGGCCGGAAACTCGAGCTCCCCCCATGAGTGAGCCAGGATGACATCGACGACCTCCTCGGCCAGGTCGAGCATCTCGTCTGCGTCTGCGTCCGTTGGCGTGTGCCGGCCAACGAATACGGTCACCGTGTAGTCGTGCTGATGCCGAGTGCGGTCCACTCGCACGATGTCATCGCCACCAGGCACGACGGCGATGACTGGGTCCGTCATCTGTTGTTTGTCATAGTTCGGCCAGTTGACCCGATCCACGGTCGGCTGGTCGTCCACGGACTCCCACTCGTGATCGGCTAGCCCGGTTGCCAGTGCGTCGGCAATTTCTTTCAGGGCGCTCATGCGGCCTCCGTTGCGATCGCTTGTTCCATGAATGCCACGTTGGACAGCAATCGTGCGTCGTCAGGGCATCTTGCCACGGCTTCACGCCCCAACCGCAGGGCTTCTGGACGCTTGCCAAGGTTCCACGCAGCCACTGAAGCGAGGTCGAAAGCCTTGGTCTTGGCGTTTGGATCCGTGGCGTGCGTGCAGATTCCTGCAGCGTCGATCGCCCGCATGGCGTTGTCGTAGCAGCCCTGCCACTCCTGCCGCTCGTAATGACACAGCGCCAAGCACTGCCAGCCGTCTGGCTCGTCTGGGGCCTCGCGCGTGGCCGTGTGCAGGTGCCGCTCGTCCTGGCTCAATCGGTGCAAAGCCCGGCAGGCGTATGCCCGCTCGGTGGCTTGGCCTCCCGGCATGGCCAGGAACTGGGCGAACATGGCGGCGGCCTGCGGGTCGCTGGCCCACTCCATCTCGCGAGCCAGATACCACCGCGGCCTCGGGTCCAGTGGCGACTCACGAACCGCCACCCGCAGAAGCTCCAGGTCCGTTTTGTGCTTTTTGCCGGCGTCACGGTGGTGGTGGATCTCGAGACCAGGGCAATGCCCCATGATCTTGTCGCCGGTCCAACACACGAGCCCTTCGTGCGTTGCCTGAGTCCACCGGAACCCGTGCCGGGAATGAACCCGGTCGCAGGCGAACGTCAGCCCCGGCACCCCTGGAGCCTTCCACGACCAGACGTAGTGGTACTGCAGGCAATTGATGCCGCCAACCCACGCCCGCTCTATGGCAGCCCGCCAGCCAGGCTGGATCCGCTCATCCAGGTCCAGGCGGATGCAGACATCGACATCGGACGGCAGGTGATGCAGCGACAGGTTGTGGGCCTCGTCCCACCGCCACGGCACGACGTTGCCGGTGCGCACGATCACGCCGGCAGATTCCAGGGCCTCCACAGTTCCGTCGGTAGAGCCGGTGTCTGTGACCACGCGCACGTCGGCTTCCCGGCACGAGTCGGCCCACGCCTCGACGTGCTTGCGTTCGTTCTTCGCTAGAGCATAGATCCCGATCTTCATGCGAGCCCCTCAAGAAACGCACGGTATTCGGCGGCTGCGCGGTCTTTTACGGACTGGTTGGCCAGCCGCCCAGACAGCGTCTGTCTGGTAGCCCCGTCGTCGAACAGCATCTGCGGCCTGGTGGCGTGCATGAATCGCACGCCGCGGCGGGCCACCTTGGCCCAGAAAGCCCAGTCGGCGAAATAGACGACCGGATATCCGCCTACGTCTGCCCACAGCTGCTTCGTGTGCGGGCTGCAAGCCGGCAGCGTGTTGTAGTCGCCAAGCCTGTCAGGTTCCCACGAGCCGGCCCACTCGCCGCCGGATACCCAACGCACTCGCCCCACGAGAAGCTCCGCACCCGCAGCGTCGGCATCGGAAATGTCCGCAAAGGCATCCGGCATCATGATGTCGTCCAGGCCGCACCATGCCACCCACTTGGTATCGCACGCAGCAATCGCCACGTCGTACAGCTCGTTGAGGTGCGTTGCTTTGGCCGTAATGATCGACGTGCGTGATTGCAGTGAAGCCGGCACCTGCTCGATGCCCGAATAGTCTGGCTCGCGGCAGGCGATCACTACTTGATCCGGCAGGGGCCGCATGGCTTCGACAGCGGACCACCACCGGGGCACGAAGTGCTTGAAGGTGTCCTGCGGGCCAGGGCTCGCGCTCATGGCATACAGCGCAATGCTCACGACAAGTACCCCGTAAAGATCGTTTCGTCGTGGTTGGCCGTGTAGAAGCTGAACCTGTTGCGGCTTTCGCGAGCGACCGCCGCCCAGGTGTTGACCTCCCATGTGGTCCGGCCGGTGCTTTCCAGTTGCAGCGTGGCGTACTGCACGCATTTGTCGTGAAACCATCCGGCCAACACGCGCGGCATCACGAGCACGCCGCCGAGCATGTACCACGCTGGCCGCGACCAGTCGATCAGCGGCTTGCCCACGAGCGGCCACGCCTGCGGGGCCGTAATCCTGTCTCGAGGTGCCCATCGGTCCACGGCGTCCATGAAGTCCACGACGTGAGACTCTCGCACATGCGGCAGGTGGAAAATGCCGAAGTCCACCCAGACCAAGAAATCGGCGTCCACCAGCGCCGCGGCATCGGCGAGCCACTTCGATTTCTCGTGCTGCACGATGCAATAGGACGCCGTGTCCTTTCTCGGGTCGCCTTGAGGCGGCTTGGCACCGCCGGCAGCCGATTGCAGCCAGCACCCGGCAAGCGTTGCCGGTCGCACCCTTGTGGTAATGCAGGACGACAGATCCTTGGCGGGACCGTCGTAGAAGCAGACGGCCGGCAGCCCCAGGCCCAAGAGCCTGTGGCCGAGCGCGGCATATCGGTCGTGCGACCTGTGGGCGCTGTCAAGCCTCACATAGCCGGTGACGAGAGCAGTCGCCACACGTCCTCCATTGCCATTTCGGCCAGCCACGCCTCGGCGTCGCGCACGCCAAAGCTCGCTACGAGGCGATCACCCAGGGTCGCCAGCCCGGCGGCAAACTCGATCGTTCGCAATTCGCGAAACGCGAACGCCTCTGACACCTTTGCCAGCCGCAGGTGCTCATCGAACCACACGAATCGGTGTTCGTATGCCCGCCCGCCTTCGTTGAATACGGCCACCTCGTGTATGAGGCAAAGCCAGCCGCCATGCAGCGGCACCAGTTGCGACCCGCCACGGAACCCGCGGGCCAGTGCCGGCGAGCGGCTTCGTTGGCACAGCCGGTATCCGCCTGGGAGATTCGGGTCCGCGTCCACCGTCGCGACGAAACCTTCGCGGCTGCATGCGTAGACCCAGCGGTCCTGCCACGGGATCGGCATCCAATTCTTTTCGTTCTCGGCGCTCACCAGGCCGTCGATCACGCGCAGGTCGGTGAATGCTGCATTCACGACATCCACTTTGGCGGTGGCGATCCGACAGCGACCGTCGAAAGGCGACACGTCGCGGACGGTGGCCGAGACAGAAACGCCGTCGTCAGTGAACCGCAGCCGGCAGTCCTCGAGGCCGGTAACCGCAAAGCCTGTTTTCGGGTACTCAGGGTCCGCGAGCGCGCGGCAGTTGAGCACCGCAAGTTCCGGCGACAGGAGCAGCAGCTGGTTGCAGGTGCGGATCGTTCCAGCATCCTCGTCTGGCATGCGGTACTGGCCGTCTACGATCACATAGTTGGACGACCGCACGATCGCCAGGAAGCCGTTGCCGTAGGTCAGGATGGTCGGATTGAAAAGCGACCAGCCGGGGAATGCTGGCGGCACGTCCAGCCGCTGGAATCGGCACGGCAGAAGCTGGTCGAGCGTCCGCGTGTACCAAGTGCGATTGGTGCGGACGACGTGCTCGATCGATTCTTCGAGCGACTGCGACAAAAGCCGCTCGCACGCGCGGCGGCCGGCGTCGAGCTCGCCGACGTAGTAGGCGTGGATGGATAGCGCGAAGTCGTGCTCCATGGCATGACGCTAACGGGTGCGTCAAACGGGCAAGCCGCCTGCGTCTCTCGGCAGCATCGCCACAGCATCGTCCCACGGGATGACCTCGACGCTGGCGAGCAGCACGGCCTTGTCGGCCGCTTGCCACATGGCGTGCAGCATTCCGCCAGGCATCACCTCGGTGAGTAGGTCAGCCGAGAGCATCAGTCGTCCGTCCGTCATCGCTCGCGGCACCGGGACGCAGGC